ATTGTTTGTTGTTTGTGCTAGAGATGATGGATCAGGAACAACTAAATTATTTCTTGAGGAGTTTCAGACAGATATGCCTATGGATTTCTGTAATACATTTAGTGGTAGTGCTAGTGTATTTGGAAGTTTAGGTTCTCATTTTGCAAACAATGCTGTTGTTAAAGCAACAAATGGTAATGATTTCTTAGGGGAGTTTACAGTAGCAAGTGCGGAGATAGATGCCAGTGCTGTAAAGAGTGGATTAAGTCAGGCATTTATAGGATATGCTTTTACTCCTACTTTGAAAACTTTACCTATAGATGCGGCTATACAAGGTGGACCTTTGACTGGAGAGCCTAGACAAATACCTAAAGTCATATTAGATTTAAACACAACACTTGCTGTAAGTGTGCAAGGACCAAGCACAACATCAACAACAAGAGATTTGGTTATAAGAAATACAACGGATACTGTGACTGGTGGCTTTATGGAAAGATCTGCTGTAACTGGTAAAGAAGAGTTTAGATTATTAGGATATAGTCGTGATCCTAGAGTTATAGTATCACAGTCTTTTCCTTTGGATTTACAGATTAATGGAATGATAGTAGAGGTGGCATTTTAATATGTTTGTACCATTAGCAATAGCATCAACTCTTATAACAGCAAGAGGTTATCAACAAGCGGCTAGAGCAGCAAAAATGGAAGGTGCTTTGACTGCTCGTAATATTCAGGAACAAGCTAAGATAAGAAAGTTACAAGCATTACAAGAACATAATTCTATTATGCAAAACTTAGAATCTTTTAAGAATACTAATGCTTCAATAAGTGGTGTCTTAGGTAGAGATATGGGATCTGATAGATCTTTGAAAGCAATTAGAAAAAGAGCAGATAAAGATAATATAGAAGCAATACAAAGAGCAAACTATCAATCTCTTGCTGAAGTATCTAAGTTGGCACAACAAAGAGAAATGACAAAACTAAAAGCAAGTAATTTAAGTAAAGCATATAGATTGAAAGCCTTTGGTACTTTAGTATCAGGTGCTTATCAGACTAGTAGGATTACATAATGGTAGAATTTATAAGATCTAAAAGAACATCTTTTGTTAATAAACCAGTGGGTGTAGTTGCCGCAGATACTGGTGCAAGACAGTTAGGTTTATCTGTAGCTGAGTTTGGTAACTCAATGCAAAAGATATTTTGGAGAGAAGCAGAAAAAGAAGCCATAGAAGGTGATGTCAAGAAAGCTAATACGTTAGCAATAAGAGATAGTAATAATAATCTTAAATTTGAAAGACCAAAAGTAACAGCAGTAGGTCAAGCTAAGTTTGATGAAATATTAAGAAATAGATATGCAAATGACATTCTTATTAAATCAAAAGCAAAGTTTGGTGAGCTTCATGCAGAATACACAAGCGATAATAAATTTGATAAAGATGGCTTTGATACAGCGGCTAATGAATATATCAAAGGTCATATTGAATCGTTTAGAGAAAATAATATGGCAGATTTTATACCTGCATTTTTATCAAAGGTACAAAATCAAGCAGTCTTACATTCTAATAAAATCTTAAATGATAAGATAGGACAAGAAAATAGGATAGCAAATGAAAACCAAAAGATAATTATTGATGAAAATATAAAAGAATTGAATGGTTTGTATTATAATGCAAGTAGTATTTCTATGGCAGGAGTAGACGCAGGTGAATTAAGATCTGATTTAAATGATGATATTGTAGAAGCTGAGAAAGAAATACTAGATCAAATAAATAGTTTAAAAGGTAGAGAGGGTGGATTAAATGCACCTGCTATATTAGAGTTAAAAAGAAAGATGAGGATTAACTCATCATTGGGTGTATTGCAATCTATCATAGATAAAAATCCACAAGATGCAAAAGCAATTAAGTTTTTAGAACTAGCATTTCAAGGTGAAACAATAACACCTGAAGCAAAAGCTTATCTAACTCTCACAGATAATCCTATTTCAGAATCAGATTTAATTACTGTTTCGTCATTAAAAGATAGATTTAAATATACATATTCTGATTTTCAAACAATAAGTGGTATATTAAGTAACCAAGCAGGAGATGCTTCAAAAGCTAGTAGTGATGTTGAAAATATAGCTAAAGGTAAGTTTGCATCAGCTAAAATGAAATCAACTGGTTATCACACTAATAGTAAACCTAGTAGAGAAGAGTATCAATTAGGTTTGCAAAACGATCATGGTCCATTAGATATAAGATCTTTTATGATGTTGCCACAAGATAAATATGAAGCAGTTTTAGTAGATTTGAGAAAGTCAACTATACTACCACAGAGTTTGTTTGAAGCATTTAGTAACAAAAATGTTATGTCAATATTTGAAAACCTACCTACAGATGAAAAGAAAAGAGTGGCATTTAAGTTACTGAATACTTGGAATAATATATCTAAAAGACAAGATGTATCAGGCTTTGTATCAAGTAGATATCCAAGTGCATATAATAATATAGAAAAAAGATTTGCTATTATTAAAAAGATAACAGATGTAGGTGGTGAAGATTATTTATTACCTGCATTTGAAATAGCTAATATGTCACCAGAAAGTTCAGATCAAGCTGATAAACTAATGATGACATACAATTTACAGTTTGATTTAAATGCTACTAAACCATCTGATGTGCCTTTAGCTATACTTTCTAAAACAGAAATAGACGATCAATTCTATCAAGAGTTTGTGCCATTTACCAAAGCATTACTATTTGCAGGTAAGTTAAAAGACAGTAATGGAAAGGGTGTTGAGTTTTCAATAGATAATATTGTTGACGTATTAGATAATACTTACATAAATCTATTCGAAGAAGATGATGATGAAACTTTTCAGTTATTTGGTAATAGGTTAGGTGGCAGAACTAATGTGTCATATAAAAACTATTTTAAGAATCAGGGATCTCAACAGTTTTTTACGGATTATGTAAATAATAAATTAGAAACTAGAAGAACATATACACCTGAAGCTATGGAAACTGCATCAGAAATCGAGCTTATAGAGTATAGAGCAGGACCAAATGGTAATGCAAAATATCTACCGAGTTATCAAAATGCAGGGGGTACAGATATGATATGGACTTTGGTTGATGAAGATAAAGTACCAATTAAAGGGTTTGATGGTACAAATATTACTATTAATACTAAAGATGTAAATAAAGCATTGATTGCAAATCTCAAAGAACAAGAAAAAATAGCTTTAGCTAAAAACTATGATAGTGCAACTTTAACTAAATCTGACATAGATACTGTGCTTACAAATATAGATTTAAATAAAAATAACTTTTTTGCCTTGCAACAAATAAGAGAACAGTTTGGTGGCACTAATAAACAGATAGATGCAAAATTAGCATCAATGGGTGATGCAGGTATATCAGCTTTAGATAGACGTACTGAAGAAGATTTTGATCAGACTGTTAATCCACCACCTAAAGAAAATATATTTACTAAAGGTTTAAATTATTTAATAGATTTTTTTGAAACTAGAGATGTAAATATTAATATAGATGGTATACGAAGAGATTTTCCAGAGCTTGGTAGTAAAGGATCACAAAATCCTGCATGGCAATATGTATATAATCAGACTATTACAGATAGTAAAAATACTCCAGAAGTAAAGAAAGCATTGGAAGAAAACTTTAATGAAGAAATTGCAATAAATATTGTTGATGATGCTGTTGAAGTTATTGAATATCTTGGTGATGTTGAAGGTTACAAAGAGCATGGTTATAAAGATGGAGTAGGTAAACACGCAACTATATCAATCGGTGCAGGATTTAATATTAAGTTTTTAACAGATGAAGATCTAGCTATATTAAGTGATGATGGTCGAGCAAAGGTAAAAGAGTTACAAAGACTTTTAAAGCAAGTGCCATCAGGCAGAATGTCACTTGATGATATTGAGGCTTATAGTAGAAAGCAAGGTATTACTATTACAGAAGAACAATCACAAAAAATATTTAGAAATAAAGTAACAAGATTATATAAACAGTTTACTACTGAGTTTCCAAATTTCACAACATTAAGTGCAGAAAGACAAAGTGCATTAATAGATCATGCTTACCAAATGGGATATGGTGCAGGAGAGTTTACAAAATATTGGAAAGAAGTATCAAGAGGTTTAAAAACAAATGATCCTAAGAGAAGAGATTATCATTTTATGATGGCAGGGTCACATCTAATTTATAATTTTAATACTGAAGCACAAGAGGCTATGAGTAATCTTTTTGTAACTGGTGAAACATTATTAAATCAACAATTTCAACAATATGGTTTATTTGGCAATGATAGAATATATGATAGAGCAGAGATGTTAGGATTTATATCAGATAATAGACCTAGTTATATGGGTGAATCGAAGCTATTAGATAAACCAAGTATGATGGAAAGAACTTCAACTGCTTCTAAAAAAGTTGGGTCTTATATACAAAGAAAAACGAAAGATTTAATTAACTAAATGTCAGAATTATTATTTAGACCAATAGATTTTAAGAAATATGAAACAGATGGTGTTGTTGATTTTACACCTATTCATTTATCACTGCGAGATAATATAGGCACAGTAGATCCATCTTTTACAGAAAGTTTTTGGTCAGGTATTAAGTATCAATGGTTACCTATAACAAATAGAACAGCAGAATTATATCAGTTTAGTGATGTTGAACATGATGATACCTTTGATTTTAAAACAAGAGTTAAAGAAGATGGCACATTTATTTATGCTGAAGAACTATCAAGAGCAAAGAATAATGAGCATTATGATTATATTCTTAATAATATTAGAGCTATAGAGCAGAATAGATCTCAATATGAAAGAGCAGGTATAGGTGGCTCTTTAGTTGCAGGTGTTGTTGACCCTTTGAACATAGCATTTATGATACCAGTTTTTAATGTTGGTATTCGTGCCGCTTGGGGTGCAAAAAGTGCATTGGGTGTAGGATATGAAACAGCCAAGTTAGGTGGTATTTTTGGTGTAACAAGTGAGTTACTTCGTGCGCCTTTTGATCCATTTAGTACAGCACAAGAGGTGACAGCTAATATAGCAACTAATACAGCTTTTGCAGGTTTATTAGGTGGAGGTGCTAGAACTATAGCTAATGGTTTAACTGGCATAGGCTCAAGAATAAGACAAGCTAAAAATCCTAATACATCTTCTAATGTTATAGAAGAGATTAGAGAAGCAAGAAAGAATATGGTATCTGATGAAGGTTTGTCTAAAACACCTTTAACTAAATTTTCTTTAATAGGCAGGTTTATACCTGCTGAAAGAATACAAAGATTACTTTATAAAGATGGAAAGAATATTAAAGAAGCACCTGACTATGTCCGTGAAGCACATATGAAAATTGCACATAATGGTGTCACACCTTTGAAGAAAAATTATCTTGGTATGGGTGAGCAATCTATAGATATGTTACAGACTGAGTATGGTGCTTTAGGATTGCAGGTTGAACAATACTGGAGAAAGTTATGGAATAAAAATCTAACAAACTTAGATGGTACTGGTCAGCTTGGTGGTTTAGATTATCGTAGTACAAAAGTATCTATGGATAGATATATGGGCAAAGACCCACAAACATATGCCAGTAGTTCTACTGGTGAAATAAAGACACCTACATTTGATGAATTTGCAGAAGAGATAATAGAACTTTCTATTTTAAATGGTAATAAATCTTGGAACAAAAGATACTATCAAGATCTGCCTGAATTTAAAAAACTTGCTATACAACGACTAGAAGATTTTTTACGAGATATAGATCAGAGAGGACAAGATGCCAAGCTATTTCATGATAGGACAACTATAAAAGCTAACATAAAAGAACTTCAAACTAAAATAGATGATTATGAAAAACGTATTAGAGTAGAAAAAGATCCACAGTTTAAAAAAATATTACAGATTAATCTTAAAAATTTAAAAGATAAAACTACTTTTTATGAACAATATGTTCCAACAAGAAAAGATTATAAGTTTCCTTTGTATTATAATAAAGAGATGTTAATCCAAGATGAAGCGGCACAAGAAGAACTTATACAAATATTTACAAAACATTTTTTAGATCAAAGTAAAGTAACAAGATGGAATGAAACTACTAATAGTTATGAAGATGTTAGAATATTTGATAATGCAGTTGGTAAAGAGAATGCAAGAAAGTATGCAGAAGAAGTAGTAGATGCAATACTTGAAAGAGGTGATGATGCTTATGAATATGGCACTGGAATAGGTAAAGGTAAACACCTTATGATGAGGGTAACTAATATACCTGAACATAAAGTAATGAAGTTTATAGTTAAAGATCCTAGAGTTATGACAGAATATGCAAAGAAAATGGGATTTAGAATAGAGTTTGCAAGAAAATTTGGTGATGTAGATATTGATGATTTAGTCAATACTTTTGAATTAAGAATGCAAAAAGATGGCTATAGTGCAAAACAAATAGCTGAAATAAAATCGGATTTCTTATCTGACTTTGAGAGAATAGCAGGACAGATGGTAAGAGATCCTCAAAGAGCAGATACAAAGTTTGCTAGAAATATTAAAAGAGTTGCAGGTATGAGTTACTTATATGGTGCAGGTATAAGTTCTCTTACAGAAACTCTTGCAATGCCTATATTTGAGCATGGGTTTGGTAGGGTATTTCGTGGGATAGTGGCAGGAATTGATGGTAATTTTGATAAAATGAGAGCTAATGCAAGAGATCTAATGCACATGGGCGAAGGCTTAGAGATGATTAGACCTACTGCACATCATAGAATATTACACGATAATCTCAGACCTTTACAAGTTGGTAGAATAGAAAGAGGTTTAGAGATTGCAGAGAACTGGTTTTATAAAGCTAATGGTCTTGCACCAATAACAAGTGTTGGGAAGCTAATTGACTCAGCAGTAAGAATACCAAAGTTTTATAATCAGCTTAAAAAGTATAATGATGGCACAATTAGTAAATTAGATATTATAGAACTTGCTAGATATGGTATTGATGAAAAGTTAGCTAAACGTATGTTTAATAATGGAGCATGGCAAGAAACTGATAGTGGTATGCCATTGCTAAATATACAAGGTTGGTCTACAAAAACTAAGGCAGATCGTGAATTAAAACAAGCTGTTACAGCATATTTCAATACTGCATCTAGAAATACTATTATTCATGCTACTGCTTTTGATAGACCTACTATGATGGACGGATTTGTATATAAAAAATGGCAACCTTATATGAGCAGAATGGGTATTGAGCCTGATCCACGAGCATCAGTAGGCAAAAGAGCTAATGGCACATATGCTTTTCCAGTGGCACGATTAGAGTCAGGCACAATGGCTTTTCCATTTCAGTTTTATAATTTTGCATTTGCGGCACATAGAAGAATATTAGGTGCAATGATGGACCCAGCTAAACAACATAGGTTATCAGGCATGGTTGCACTATTAGGCATGAGTTATATTACTCTATCACTAAAGAAACCTGATTGGTGGTTTGAAAATAAAGATTATCCTGAGTTACTAATGAGAATAGTAGATCATAGTGGTGTAACTGGATTATATTCAGATTTATTTTATCATGGTTTGAATGTGGCAGTAGCTTCAGGTTTACATGATCCTGATACTAGTTGGTTAAAAGGTAGGTATAAAGCTGATGGTTGGGATACTGCTTTTGGTTTTGTAGGTGCATCTCCTAATATGTTGAGAGAATGGGTAGAAGGAACTAATGATTTACTTAATGATAGGACGGAAGAAGGACTAAAAAAAATAAGTTACAATTTTCCTGCATTAAGTTTAGTGGGTTTAGATGATGATTTAAGAGCTTTGGGTGAAAAGGAAAAATTTAGATATTAATAGACATTTGTAACAAAAACTAGTAAAGGTAAGATATGACTATAGCTTTGAGTGCAAATACACCACGAGTGAGTTACACAGTAAGTCAGGGAGCAACTCAAACCTCATTTGCTGTACCATTTGTGTTTTTTACTGCTTCAACAGATTTAAATGTATTTGTTGATAATGTTGCTCGTACATTTGATGCAAGTACAAGTAATACAAGTTTGTTTACTGTTAGTGGTGGCAATGGTTCTACTGGAACTGTAACTACTTCTGTCACTGGTGCTACTGGTGGCAGTACTGTTGTCATCACTAGAGCAATTCCTTTGTCACGGACTACGGACTTTCCAAGTTCAGGTGCTTTTGAAATATCAAAACTAAATACTGAACTGGATACTGTGACTGCAATACAGTCTGATTTTAACGACTCAGCCTCACGAGCAATAAGATTACAAGATTCTGATAGTGCTGTGTCTATGGAGTTACCATTACTTGCATCAAGAAAAGGTACAGTATTAGGATTCAATGCTACTACTGGAGCGGCAGAAGCAGGACCAACTATTACTGCTGTGCAAAGTTTAGCTGATGTTACTGCATCTATTAATTTATTAGGTACTTCAGCAGTAGTCACAGATATGGGTTTACTTGCTACTAGTGCAAACATAACAGCAATGGGTATATTAGGTACTAGTGCTAACGTAACAGCTATGGGATTGTTGGGTACTAGTGATGTTATTGCTGATATGGCATTGCTTGGAACTTCTGATGTTGTAGCAGACATGGCTTTACTAGCAACTACAGATGTTATTGCAGATATGAATACTCTAGCTACTAGTGATATTATATCAGATCTGAATACGCTTGCTACTTCAGATATTGTAACTGATATGAATTTGTTAGCTACTTCAGATAATGTAACAGCTATGGGTGTATTAGGAACTTCAGCTAATGTAACAGCTATGGGGTTATTAGGCACAAGTTCAGTAGTCGAAGATATGGGTTTCTTAGGAACTTCTGCTAATGTTACTGCAATGGGATTACTTGGTACTTCTGCTAATGTCACAGCTATGGGATTGCTTGGCACTAGTGCAGTAGTTACAGACATGAGTTTGTTAGGTACAAGTGCTGTTGTTACTGATATGGATATATTAGCTACTTCAGCAAACGTAACTAATATGGCAACATTAGGTGCTAGTGGTGTAGTTGGAAATATTGCTACAGTAGCAGGTGTAGCAAGTAATGTTACTACTGTTGCTAATAATATATCAGGTGTTAACAGTTTTGCTGAAAGATATAGAGTACAATCAGGTGTTCCAAGTTCTGATAATGATGTTGGTGATTTAGTATTTGATACTGCGGCTAATACACTTAAAGTGTTTGGATCAAGTGGTTTCCAAAATGCTGGTTCATCAGTAAATGGCACATCAGATAGATTTACATATAATATCACTGGCACACCAACAACACTAACTGGTGCATCAGGCACTGGTTTTGCAGAAGCTGGTGGTAAGACTTTAGCTTATGATGCTGGGTTTTTAGATGTATACCTAAATGGTGTAAAGATGGTAAATGGCACAGATGTTACTGTTACATCAGGTGATTCTGTTGTATTTGCTAGTGCATTATCTAATGGTGATGTAGTTGATATAGTTACATTTGGTACGTTTAGTTTAGCTTCAATAAATGCTTCTAACTTATCATCAGGTACAGTGCCAGTGGCACGAGTAAGTGGATCATATACTGGCATAACTGGAACTGGTGCATTAAATGCTGGGTCAATCACAAGTGGCTTTGGAAATATTGATACTGGTTCAAGCACGATTACAACTACTGGTGCTGTAACTGTTGGTGCTTTATCTGCAAAAGGTGGTGCAGTATTTAACGAAGATAGTGCAGATGTAGACTTCCGTGTTGAATCAAATGGTGAAGCTAATATGCTTTTTGTTGATGGTGGTAACGATAGAGTTGTAATGTCAAAGAGTAGTTCAGGTGCATCAACTTTTCCACTGGTTCTTACAAATCCACCTGATAATAATGCTAACACTGCTGTTGGTTTAAGATTGGTTCCAAGTAATGCAACAATCGGTGACAGAACTGTTGATATTGTTGGTTCACAATCAAGTAGTGGTGGCAATGCTATGGAATTAAAATTTCTTATTTCAAATGGCGGAACATCAGCAGAACGTATGAGAATAGACAGTAGTGGCAATTTATTGGTGGGAACAACTAGCAATGACTCTGCAAATCTTGGTGCAAGAATGAAGTCAACTGGTCGTGTAGATGCAACTGCTGATGGAGGTGTTGCTTCACTAATGACTAGGTTAAGCAGTGATGGCAACATAATGGGTTTTAAAAGAGGTAGTACTACTGTAGGTGTAATTGGGTCAGCAGGTGGTTCTACCGAAATATTTTTTTGTGGCAGTGACAGTAACACAGCAGGAATATATATGGCAAATAGTGCTAGAATAATACCCATGCTTAATTCTGTTGTTTCTGACAATTCAGTGGATATGGGTCACCCATCTTTTCGTTTTGATGATGTATTTGCAACAAATGGAACAATTCAAACCTCAGACAAAAATGAAAAGCAAGACATAGAAGAACTTAGTGATGCAGAGAAAAGAGTAGCTGTCGTTGCTAAAGGTCTTATGAGAAAGTTTAGATGGAAAGATGCAGTCGCAGAAAAAGGTGACAAAGCAAGAACACATTTTGGTATCATAGCACAAGACCTTGAAGATGCTTTTAAAGCAGAGGGTTTAGATGCAAGTAAGTATGCAATGTTTTGTTCTGATACTTGGTGGGAAAAAGAAATAACTGTAGAAGCAGTAGAAGCTGATGAGGAAAAAGGCATAGAAGCACAAGAGGCTTATACACGCAGAGATGTCAAAGAAGAAGCTACTGAAGGTTACACAGAAAAGACTAGATTAGGTGTAAGGTACAGTGAATTACTAGCCTTTATCATATCGGCTATATAGGAGTAACAAATGACAAGAGCAAGAGATATATCTAACGTAATAACTGATGCTAACTTGGGTGGCACATTAGATGTCAGTGGTGCTTTTACATCTCAGGGCATAGATGATAATGCTGATGCTGTGGCTTTGACCATTGATAGTGATGAAAAAGTCTTGATTGGTAAAACTAGTTCTAATTTAAGTACTGCTGGGTCAGAATTTGCTTCTGATGGTTTAGTTAGATTTACTCGTTCTAATGTAAATGCTGTAGTTAATTTTAATAAATTAAATAATGATGGCGATATTGTTTCTTTCCGTAAAGATGACACTCAAATAGGAAGTGTTGGCACTTTAAGTAACCAACTTACAATAGGTAGAGGTGGGGTAGGTTTGTTATTTGATAATGTTACTTCTGATGCTATAGAACCACACAGTATGTCAAGTAATGCAATAAGAAGTGATGCAATAGATTTAGGTACATCATCATCACGTTTTAAAGACCTCTATCTATCAGGTGGTGTAAGAGTTGGTGGCACTGGTTCAGCAAATGAGCTTGACGATTATGAAGAAGGAACTTGGACACCAACATTAACATCAAGTTCAGGTGCAACAAGATCAGTAGATAGTCAAGTTTCAAGATATACTAAGATTGGAAGAATATGTTATGTATCTTGTCAGATAGGAACAATAGGTGCTTTATCAGGGTCTAACACTGGCACATTGCGTGTAGATGGTCTACCATTTAATTATAATGGTAGTGTGAGTAAATCAATAACTTCTGATGTTAGATTTCAATTTGTAAATTTGCCATCAGGTATAATCCAAACAACCATGATACAAAACTCAAGTGGCACTACAAATGAGTTTTTCTTTTCAAGTACCTTTGATGATGGAAGTGCTGGTGAACTTGGAATAAGTGCTTTTGGCACTAATAGTGATATTACATTTTCATTAGTTTATGAAGTAGCATAAGGAGTAATTTTATGGCAATAACAAAAGAAACAGTAGTAGAAAAAGTAGAAGTGGTAGGCAGATGGAATATTCAAGTAGCTACTGATACAATTATTAAAGAAGATGGTACAGAAATAAGTAGGTCAAGACATAGACACTCACTAAAACCATTTGCATCAAGTTATTTATGTAAAGATGAATCAACTGAACCATTATTAGATGCAAATGGTAAAAAGCAATGGACACATACAGACACCGACATAAGTAAAGAAGCAACAGAAGTACAAGCAGTAGCTAATGCCATTTGGACAGATACAGTAAAAGCCAACTATAAAACATTTGTGGAAAGCCAAGCAATATAATGGCATTTGATGCTACGTTTATTTGGAATATAATTATTACACTAATTATTATGCCATTTGCTTGGGCATTTAATAAGATGTTTGCAGAGGTAAAACGATTGCAGATACTACTTAATAAAACAAGAGAAGAGTATGCTTCAAAAGAAGATCTACGACATACATCTAATCGTATTGTAGAAACACTTAACAGACTAGAAGATAAACTAGACAAGGTGCTAAGTAAGTGAGGTGACACTGTGCTTGAAATGCTAATGGTAGCTAATAGTGCCTTCGCCGTTATTAAACAAACACTCGAAAATGGGAAAGATCTCGCTTCAGCAGGAAATGCGATAAGTCGTTTTGTGAGTGCTGAGGATCAGCTACAGAAAGATCTCCATAGAAAACGTAATAGTATCTGGACTAATTTATTAGGCAAGACTGACAATGATCTAGAAGAGTTTATGGCACTAGAGCAGATACGAGTCAAACATGATAAGCTACGAGAGTATATGCAACTTTATGGTAGGGCAGGATTGTGGACTGACTATCAAGCATACTGTGCTGAAGCTAGGAAATCTAGGAAAGAAGCCGCAGATAAAGCAAAGAAACGTAGAGAAGAAATTAAAGATCTTTTTTTAAAAATTATTTTAATTATACTAATAACTACTTTACTTGCAGGTGTAGTAACTGTACTTGCATTTATAGCTAAGAAGAAAGGTATCATATGACTGCATTTATGTTGGCTTGTTATCTTAATGGTGTGGCACAAGGAGCAATCTATTTTAGAAATGTTGCTGACTGCACATTTTATACAGACTATTTAAGTAAACAATCATACGACAGTGCTACTGGTGAGAACATGAAATACAACTGCATTTGTAAACTTGTACCACGAGTAGATGAAGAGAAAGTGAGGGTATACTAATGATACAAGCATTAATTGGTCCTGCTACAAAGTTACTTGGTAAATTTATAGAGGATAAAGATACTAAAAATAAACTTGCACATGAGTTAGCTACTATGGCTGAACGTCATGCACAAGAACTTGCTAAGTCACAGATAGAGGTTAACAAAGCTGAAGCACAATCACGACATTGGTTTGTTGCATCGTGGCGACCTTTTATTGGTTGGACTTGTGGCATTGCTTTAATGTGGCACTTTGTCCTGTCACAGTTTATTTTATTTTTTGCTACTATGTTTGGCTTTGATCTTCCTGCTTTGCCTGAGTTTGATATGGGATCTCTGATGACTGTGCTGATGGGTATGCTTGGTTTGGGTGGACTTCGTACATTTGAAAAGTATAAAGGTATGACTAAATGAACATAGAACTATTACGAGAAGAACTTAAACGAGATGAAGGCTGTGTTAATGCTGTGTATCTAGATCACTTAAATCTACCTACTGTTGGGATAGGACATCTTGTCACTGAGTGGGATCAAGAATATGGTAAGCCAGTTGGCACAAAAGTATCTGAAGAAAGAGTTAACGAGTTATTCGATCAGGATATACAAGTTACTATTGATGAATGTAAGTTGTTGTACCATGATTTTGATGATCTACCTGAGAAGGTACAG